TCGATAAATATAGGCCAAGGATCACCACCTAAATTTAATGTTGTAGATATTTCACAGCTAGGTCTATCCTTGTGTCTTTGTAATATATTACCTTTTCTATAGAGTCTTGTGTATGAATAAGTAGGTACTAATTTAAGTCCTGTTTTCTTTTGCATGACATCTATAGTCTTGACTAATAATGTTTCCATAAGTCTATCACTATATTTAGCATAAGAGTTAGGGACTTGTGGGTCATTGAAATTACCAATCAATACATTACGAGCGTGTGTTACATTATTATTTAACATCCAGTAATCTGCCTCTGCAGATATTTGTAAATACCTGTAAGCTATATCGGCTATTTCTTTAGATATAGTATTACGTAAAATTTGATATTTATTTTTTTTAAAACTCATATTTGTATAAAGTTATAAGATACAGATATTCTCCAGTTCTTTTCACCTTTTTCTGTATTCATATTTAAATCAACACCATGTGGAAGCCAAGATGGAAAAAATATCATTCTGCCTTCAACAGGTTTGTAAGCACAAACTCTCCACAAAGCTTCTGGCATTCCTTCAACTCTTCTAGGCATATGAGTATTAGGTCCTGGTCTAGGATCTTCTAAAAACAATTCACCTGAATTTTTTGGTACTTTAATATAGTATACACCTGACCACATTGAATTAGGATGAGTATGGGTTTTGTTATAACTATAAGTAGGATTAATATTAGCCCACATATTACCAAGTCCTAATTTACCTTCTATTCCATAATCTTTATTACACTCTTCAGCCATTTTAAATAATTCATTAATAAGTGGTTTATACTCTTTTCGTTTGTCCATATCAGTTGGACTATGCCAACCAAAACCAGAGTTTGTTTTCTTTTCTCCTTTAGGTTCTGCTTTATGCCACTTCTTTATTTCTTTAAATAAATATTTATTAAGTTCTTTAGCATTAGGTATATCTTTAAAATATACAGGAGTTGGAAATAATATTTTTCTTTGTAATTTCATTTAAAAGGAGGTCCTCCAAACCACATAACTAATGATTTTCTAACCCCCTTTTTAACTGGAGCTACTTTGTGTCTTAAGAAGGATGCAAAGAATATTGCTTGTCCTTGTTTTAGATCTAATGGTTTATTATCTCCCATTTCTGAAAATGTAAGCTCTCCACCTGTAAACTCTGATGGATCTGATAATAACAATGTCATAGATATTTTACGTATTGGATTTTGGCCTTCTTGACCAAAAGCATTAAGATCCATGTGCCAATCATAAAAACCTTTTTTAGGATATACAGTAAATTGTGCAGGTTCTGTAAGTCTTACACCATCAAAATAGAAATGATTTAAGTTTACGATAGAGAGTTGATTTTCAATAACTCTATACATCTGTGGTAATTTATCAAAAGGTATCCAAGATATAGTTGTAACTCTTTTCTTAGTATCATACTTACCTTTTTCTCCACCTCCAACTTTTGCTTGTTCAGGTGCACATTGATGACCAGCATCGATAATTATTTTACATTGTTCAGGTGTAAAGATAGGATTTGTTGTTTGGGCAACATAAGATTGCCATGTTGGCATTCGTGGTACTTGTGTCATTCGTTTTGTCCCATACCAGTTCTTGAAGATACAGGATTGTAATCAACATCAACATTACAAACTAATGTTCTTCTTGTTTCTTTAGTTCCGTTAAACGGATATACGCAGTGTCTCATATCATATGGAAAAACATAAAAGTCTCCTATCTTCATATTAGGAGAATAATCTGTTTTAGAAAACTGTCCATTAGCTGCGCCAATAATTTGTAATCTACCATTCATAGGTTTCGACTCTGCTGAATACTCTACTCCTGTGTCTTTTGGTAATTTTAAAATCATTACAGAAGATAAACCTGTATAGAGTTTACCTTGGTGTATATGCACGGGATTATATTCATGTGCTTTCATTTCATTAACCCAAATAGAATTTATAGATTTATTTGTTGGACCTATCTTATTCCAATCTGTGTAGTGATCAAATATAGACATAAACCATTTAAGGATGTCGGCTGGTAAAAAAGAATGTTGGTGCATCTTATCATTGTTAGGACCTGAATAATATAAAGACACTTCATCCTGTATCTTACCTACTAATTGTTTGTTAGCTTTAGGTAATTGTTTTTTTTGTTTTTCATAAATCTCATTAAGACCTACAAAAATTTCTAAAGGGACTTCATATTTTAAAACCGTTTGCCCTAGATAGACAAAATCGAAGTTCATTTTAATTTTTTAATTTTCTTAGCAGATAAAGATAATGTGTTGTCTTTTAAACCTTTTTCTAAAGATTCTAATTGACCCATTATATTAAATACTTCCGGTTGTGTTGTACCAGGAGTTATAGTCTCTTTTTGTCTTTGAAATCTTAGCAAGTATGATTTAGCTTGATGCGTGTTCACATCTCTGTCATCAAACGAACCATCATGAAACTCTTTCTTTAGTTTTGACCAAGTAGATACTTCTCTCATTCTATGTTTAGCAACTAACTCCATTTGTGCTTTTGCATATATTTTTTCTTCTAGCTCAACTTGTTTAAGTTCTTTCTCTAATGGATCTTTTTCTTTTTTAATATCTCTTTGTAGTTTCTTTATTTCGACTTCATTTTTCCTAGCATCGAAAGATAAATGAACTAAGTTTTCAAAGTGGGTATTCTGTTCTCTTACAGATTGCCAATACTTTGCAGCTTTCGTTGGATATTTGTTATCTGATAACACAGAGAATCTCATTTCTGTTTCTGTACGAAACATTTGTTTCTTCATCCACGTGTCTTGTAACTCTGGTATTAATTTTTTAAAACTTTTAACATCATCTTTATCTAAGATGTTTGTTAAATACTTTGACTCTGTTTCTAGCTTAGTAGCTATATTACGTTTTTCTTTTGACATGTTTCTCCTTTATTCATTTCTAAGTTCTTTATATATCTTTCTATATAAAGGTCAAGTCTACGATACGGTTACTGTAGATAACGTGTTATCTGATGTAAATTCTTCTGTTGCATTTCCTGGAGAACCTCCTCCATAAGCAAGTCCTGCAACTCCTGACCCAGCACCTGCTAAAGTATTACGTGCACTTGATAAATCTGCAAGTTCTGTCCAAGCAGTTCCATTCCAAAGCTCATTGTTAGCAATCGCACCTGGTGAAGATTGACCACCAAAAGCTAATGCAAAAGTAGATATTCCACAACCAGCATGATAAACTTTCGCTTGATTCATGTCCGCAAGTTCTGTCCAAGAGCTACCATCCCATTGTTCATTTTTTGTTACGCCTGCAGGTTCAGGACTACCACCAAAAAATAAACCATCTGTATTACTACTACCTGCTGCAGCACCAGCATATCTGCCACTATTAATTTCTGCAATTTCTGTCCAAGATGTTCCATTCCAAGATTCTACATTTGACGTTCCTGGAGTACCTCCTGCTGCTACGGCAGAATTATAAACACCAAAACCACCAATAAGACCTCTTGCTGAATTTGCTGCATTACCTGCAGTCCAATTAGTTCCATCCCAAGTTTCAGTATTAGTTACATATCCAGGACTAGGAGCTATATACCCTAATCCAAGAACTGTTAACGTTGATGTTCCACCTACCGCAGCATTGCTTCTTGCTTGATTTAAATTGTTAACTTCTGTCCAGCTAGATCCATTATATAATTCAGTATTTGCAGTAGATGTTGGATAACCTCCACCTGCTAACATTGCAGCAGTTTGAGTTCCCCCAGTGCTAGACGGATTATTTCCTCTAGCAGTATTTAAATTACCACCAGTTGCCCACGTTGCACTTGGTATTCCAGCCGCTTTTCCAAAACCTTTTAACGTTGTGCCTCCAGATAAAAATACCATACCTTCTACTAAAAAGTTTGATGTTGGAGGTGGAACATTCCACTCTTCACTTGAAGCTTTAAATGATGTTGATGGTGCTTTTCCTGCAAAACTTAATGCAGAAGTATTAGATGATGAATAACCAGAAGCAGCATGATCTTTTCTAGCTGTAGATAAATCTGCAACTTCAGTCCAACTAGTTCCATCAAATGATTCAGTATTTGTTATTTGTGCGCCTGGAGCTGCTTCTCCTCCATTTGTAAGTAAAGCAGTACCATCACCAGTTAAAGCATTAGAATATCTACCTGTATTTAAATCTGCTTTTTCAGTCCAAGTTGAACCATTCCATTGTTCTGTGTTTCCAGGAGTTCCTGGAGAACCAGCGACTGCAGATGCAGACGAACTAGATTGACCAGAGGCAGAACCTTGACCTCTAGCAGTATTTAATTCTGCTCCTGCTGCCGACCAATTTGTTCCATCCCAAACTTCAACAGTATCTTGGTTACCATTTCCACCACTTATTAGTCCTGATGTGGCTGTACCTGCACCTGATATGTTCATAGCAAATCTTGCGGTGTTCATATTATTTACTTCAGTCCAACTAGATCCGTTCCAATATTCTGTGTTAGCTGAAGTTGGAGATCTACCACCGCAACCAATCATTGCAGTATTTGTTGCACCAAAAGCTGCCATAGAATTTCTTGCTGAATTTAATTCAGCTATTTCAGTCCAAGAGGTTCCGTTATAATTTTCAACAGCCGATTGTGTTCCAGGACTAGCATAACCTGCTATAGCCATAGCAGAAGTTTGAATACCTCCACCTGCTAAGTCTGATCTTGCAGTATTCATAGTTCCACCACTAGACCAAGATCCTGCATTTACAACTGGATCGCTGTCTAATGTTTGTATTGTTCCACCTTTTACTTCTCTATATGTTGCCATAATTAACTCGCTGTAATTGTTTTATTCTGTAAACCTGAAGGAACTACCCACTCTTCTGTTATTGCAGGTTGAGGGTTAGATCCTGGATAACCTCCAGCCATCCAAGCTGATGTGCTTGATCCCGCAGATGTTCCATTATATCGTCCTGTTGCTAAATCTGCAACTTCTGTCCAAGCCGTTCCGTTCCAAGATTCTGTGTTAGCATAATAAGTAGGGTGATTTCTGCCACCAAAAATAAGTGCTGCGGTGCTAGTGCTTGCTGCTCCGTTAGCACCTTCTCTAGATGTATTAAATTCTGCTATTGTTGTCCAACTTGTACCATCCCAAGTTTCTGCATCAGCAGTTTCACCAGATCCAGGGTGTCCTCCTCCCATTATAGCGTCTGTAGATAATCCTCCACCTGTTATTTGAGTTCTCCCTTCATTTAAATCACCTGTTTCAGTCCAAGAACTTCCGTCCCATATTTCTGTTTTAGCTTTATTAGCTGGAAAAGGACTACCTTCTCCACCACAAAATATAGAAGCAGTATGAGTTCCTGCTCCCCATGCTTGAACTCTTTGAGAATTAACATCTGTTGTTTCAGTCCAATTAGTTCCGTCAAAAGTCTCTACGTTAGTCATTCCTGCGGCTTGTCCTGCTAAAATACCTGAAACAACTAATGCACCTGCAGGTGTTCCTGCACCAGAAGAATAACCTCTTGATGTATTAAGATTATTTACTTCTGTCCAAGAAGTTCCGTTATAAATTTCTGTGTTAGTGTAAGATGCACCAGGTGAATATTTATTACCACCACTAACTAATCCTATTGATGCACTACCACCAGAGGCATTGTTTCCACCTTGTGATCTTGCTTGATTTAAATTGCCGCCAGATGACCAAGAACCTGTGCCAATAACTGTCATTGTTTCTTTAAAAGTGTTTGTTGTTGAATTAAAATATAATTGTCCTTCAGTAATTTTAGAAAAACTAGTTCCTGTGACCGTAAATTCTTCTGTTGCGGAACTTGTAGGGGGTGTCCCTCCTGCTATTATACCAGCAGTTGCTGTTCCTCCACCAAAAACTGCATATCTAGCTGTTGATACATCAGCTACTTCAGTCCAAGATGTACCATCAAAATTTTCTGTTTGTGTATAATGTGTCGGACCAGGAACATTTGAACCTGACATACAGAGAGCATTTGTTTGAGTACCACCGCCACCACCATATGCTCGTGCTGTGTTTAAATCTGCAACTTCAGTCCAAGAAGTTCCGTCCCAAGATTCTGTTACTAATTCAGCGGGATTACCACCTTGACCTCCAAAATAAAGTGAAGCTGTATATGGACCTGAACCACCTAAAGACATACCTCCTGTTCTAGCAGTATTCATGTCTCCAACTTCTGTAAAAGCACTTCCATTATATGATTCCGTTTCTGCTGATGGTGAAGGTGATCCACCATTACCACCAATAACCAAACCCGCTGTTACAATTCCTGAAGCTCGTCTATATCTTTGACCTGAATTTAAACTTCCACCTGATGTCCAAGAAGAACCATCCCATTCATAACTAGCAGTTGTAGCTGGAGATCCAGGTGTTTGTCCAGCTGCAACTAATACAGCAGTGCTAGATGCACCTGTTCCAGCAAACGCATACGTAGCAGTAGGCATAGCTGTTCCATTAGTCCAAGAAGAACCATTATAATTTTCAACGGTTGAAACAATACTACTAGTATAACCACCAACAGCCATTAAAGATGTTTGAGTTCCACCAGCAGCACCATCATATCTAGCAGTGTTCATACTACCACCAGATGCCCATGAACCTGTAGCAATTAAAGAGCTAGCAGGATCCGTGCTAACAGTTTGAACTGTAAATCCTTTTATATCCGAATACTTAGCCATAGGTTAAGACTATGGAAGATTATATACTACTGGTCTTGGATTATTATCGGTTTTTTCTTCATCCGGTAATGCATCCCAAGCAGTTTGTGCTGCTTCGATTTCACCAGTAACGATAGCTTGTGCTTCTTCTTTTGTTTTAATTGCACCAGCTACTTTACCGATCCATTGATCACCGTAAAGATTATCGCCTACAACCCATACTTCGCCAGGATGACCTGATAGGTGAAACTGTTTTCTCTCTTCGTGAGTGAAAAAGTTTTTTCCCCAGTTAGTCGCTGTACAGTATTTATATGCCATAGTTGCTTCCTCCTTTTGCTTGTTTATAAATCATAATTAACTTGTTGTCACTGACTTAATTTCAAAATCTGCTGCGGTAAATATTTCTACTGTATTGATTACACCTGGAGGTTCATAACCACCAAAAGCAAGAGCTGATGAAGATGTAGCTCCGGCCCCTCCTAAAGTAGATCTAGCACTAGATAGATCATCTTGTTCTGTCCAAGCTGTGCCATTCCAAGACTCATTTACAGCTGTTTGACCACCAGGGATTGATCCACCAAACATTAAAGCTGATGTTGAAGTTCCTCCAGCTCCTGGTCCGTGTCTACCTGTATTTCCATCACCAACCTCTGTCCAACTAGATCCATCCCAAAGTTCTGTTTTTGTGTAATATGTTGTAGGTGGACTAGTGACTCCAAAAGCTACAATTCCAGCTGATTGTGATTTACCTGCACCTCCTGCTTCTTGTCTAGCTGTATTTAAGTCTGAAGATTCTGTCCAAGAAGAACCATTCCAAAGTTCATTTGCTGCTGAGTATCCTGGTGAGGCTAAGCCTCCCGTAACTAATCCTGATGAGTTAGATGCACCAAATCCAGCTGCATCTCTTCTAGCTGTATTTATTTCTGCTATTTCAGTCCATGAAGAGCCATTCCAAGATTCAGATTCAGCTGAATATGGAGGTCCATTACCTCCAGCTATTACTTGTGATGTAGATGTACCAAAAGGTGCTCTACCGTAAAGAGTATCACTTAAATCTGCTACTTCTGTCCAACTGGTACCATTCCAAGTTTCCGTTTGCCCTTTTGGAGATATATTACCACCAGAAGCAATTGCAGCTGTTTGTATTCCATCTCCTGCTATATAGTTTCTAGCAGTATTTAAAGCATTACCACTTGCCCATGTTCCAATAGGCGCTCCGCCATCGTTTACAGTTTTAAATTGTCCTGTTGATGAGTTGTAATAAAAGTCTCCAGCGATTCCGTCACTTGGATCTTCCGTACGGGTTTGTACTTGAAACCCCTTTATACCTTTATATTCAGCCATTATTATTTATCTCTTAATAGCCAACCTTGAGTTGAGTCTACGTAAACCAATGTAAAACCAGCTCTTTCAGTTGACACTGTCAAATCTGCTGCAGAACCCTGAATATTATGTGAGTTTCTTCCTATTGTTAAATTGTTTGAATCAAACGTACCTGCATAATCTATAAAAGTTATTTCATCACCAATCGTTGCTGATGATGGTAGTGTTGCTGTGAAAGCTGCTGATGTTGTATTACAAAAATATCCTTCTCCTGCTACTGCTGTGAAACCAGAAGTTTTTACAGCTTGGTATGATGTACCACCTGATACTTCAGCAAAAGATAATTGACCAACACCCGTTGTTCCTGAACCAGAAACAGATGCAACTTTTAAAAATCTGTCTGCTGTTACGTTGCCTGTAGGGAATTTTAATTCGTATGATTGACCGGACGAGTGGGGCGGAGAGGTCAGCTTAATACCGTGGGAGTTGGACTCGCAGTTAAGTTGAATTGAACCTGGATTTGTTGCACCCATGATTTCAATATTACCAGTTGCTTTTGGTCTTAATTTTAAACTTATATTAGTATCACCACCAACTGCACCAATCTGTGGAGAACTACTCGCTGCAGCGTTAGTTATATCAACATGGTTTACTGCTGATGATGTTGTTTCAAAAATTAATTGTTCGTTTGCATTTTCATCTCTAATACCATGAGCATCATCGAAGTCGATCATGAAAGAATTAGTATCTAAATTACCACCTAATTGAGGTGATGTATCATCAACAACATCTCCACCTGTTTGAATTTCTATAATGTCTGGATTAGTTCCATCGTTTGCTGCTGCAAACACTATTGAAGTTCCTTTGTTTGTTGCCGCAAAAGTAAACGTAGATCCTGAACCAGATGCATATTTAAATTGAACTGTATATGCTCCAGAAGTTGAGTTTCTTAAAATATAAAAAGTTTGAACATCTAAAGGTATTGTTACAATTTGATTTCCTGTAATTGAACCAGTAAAGTCAATCATTCTGTGACCAGCTACGTCACCAGTTCCAGAATCAGAGATAGTTAAAGCTGTAGTTTGTGCACCACCAGCAATTGATTGTGCTGTAAAACCACCAGCTATTTGTTCTATAAGTTGTAAATTGGTATTAGTTTTATTACCCCATGTACCAGCATTTTCACCGGTTGCTTGAAGTTCTACCCCTAAAGGCGTAAATGTTGATGCCATATTTTTCTCCTATGCGACGTCACTATAACTTGTATTAGATCCAGTTGCAACATCAGAATAACTTGTATTCGATCCTGTTGAAACCGCACTATACGATGTGTTTGAACCAGTGTCAACATCCTCATAATGTATTATAAAAGGTGTTCCTACTGAAGCACTAAACGATACGCCAGTTAATCCAACAACTTGATCAGCTGCACTAATAGAGCCTACAGAAGCACTGGTAGAAACTCCAGTTAATCCCATGACTTGATCGGAAGGATCAATTGATCCTACAGAAGAGGTTATTGTTTGACTAGATAAAGCAGCAACAGCAGAACCTAATCCTACCAAACTTCCTACACTAAGTTCTGCAGATACTCCTGTTAAAGTTACATCTTCATTTGGTACAACAACAGATCCTAAAGAAGAGGTCATTGAAAAACCACTTGGTTGAACAAGAGTTCCTGAGAAAGCTATTGCTGTCCCTTGAGATAATGTAGCTTGTAAACCTGATGGTGAAACATCTTCGTTTGGAGATACTGCCGTTCCTAAACTCGCAGTAAAACTTTGACCTGTTAGACCCATAATTTGATCTGCAGGCGTTATAACTCCTAATGCACTATTTGTAGATACACCTGAAGGAGCAACGGCAACATCAATTACATTTGTAAATGATCCTACGTTTCCAGAAAAAGATAAACTTGGTAGATTTGGTGTTACACTAATTGCAGGAGCAATTGATCCAACATTACCAGTGGTAGAAACTCCTGATGGTATAACAACAGCTGTTCCTGTTAATGATAATGATCCAACATTAGATGAAAAAGATACGCCTGTTAAAGTTACAGTTTCGTCAGCAAGATTTCCCCACTCACCATCGTTCCATGATTTTGCACCCCAACCGGTTGCAAGGACTGCATCACGATTCCAATACGCCTGTCCCCAGGTGAATCGTCCCCATCCTGAGTTAACCGACATGGGCTATTACTCCTATGCTAATCTTAGGATAGCGCTGCTCGCGTCTGCTGTAGGAAATTGAATTGTGAAAGTTCCGTTTGTTGCAGTTTTATCGCCACCAAATGCAATAATACAAACAGCGTCTGTAGTTGATGAACCACCACCTGTTGTTGTATTGTAAATCATTGCACCATTTGCTGTGAAAGAGGCTGACGTATAAGATACATCAGAAAAATCTGTAAAGGCTGTTGTTGAAGATAATGAAACTCCAGATCTTGTTAGAGTTGCTCCACCTGCTGAGTATGCTGATCCAGATGTGTTTGTAATTTCTTCTGATGTTGAATAGTCAGTTGTAGCTGCACCTAAAGATGCATCGCTATCAAATAAAGCTATTTTAAAAGTATGCCCACCTGATGAGGAAAAGTTGTGCTTACCTTGTAAAAGTTCTTGTTTAAAACTCGAACATACCGCTGATGATATTGCCATAATTTATCTCCTGTTATGGTGTCGGTGAAGGAACTGGAATACGAACAGTGCCGTCTGTATAATCGTCCCTTTTACGTCTACCAATTTGCTCTGCAGCAAACTTCTGTACCTCTTGTTTATACTTTTGTTCATATAATGTCAACATATCCATTGGACCTTTTAGATATCCATAGGCCTCTACCAAACATGCATATAATAAGCCGTTTGGAAAGTATTGACTAACATATGTCCCGCTAGTGTCAGTCACTAGACTATTAGGAAATGCATTGTAATGAATTTTAAATACATAGGTGCTGTCTGGAGCTGGTGCTAAAAAAAGTCTTCCAGAAGTTGTATCTGTTGTTCCTGTAGCTCCACCAAACATAGCATAGTATTTAGGTTGAGCTCTTTTTGCAGATTCTGTTGATGGCACATATTCCTGTAAATATGTTTCATCTTTTTTCTCTAACCATCTATTAGCTCCTGTAGAGGCTGATGTAGAATCATAAACTTGCACCCCTGTTACAAATAAAGTTTTTGCAGGAACGTTAATAGTATTTTGTCCTGTAACTAGATTACCTGTTGATTGTTTTTTATAAGCATCAAGAGGCACATCTCTTAAAATTTTAAATTCAGCATCTTCAATAAATCTATTTATTAAAGCTGCAGTTAATACGTTAGAATCTACCTCTGTGTAGTTTCTAATATCAGTTACTAAGTTTGAATAATTAAATCCTGCCATTATGGTGATAATGTTACCGGACCAGCCGATACACTTCCTCCTCCTATATTTGTGCTTGCAGTTGCTGTTCCAGCAGCTGTAAATGTATAATTATTAGCATCAACTTTGGTAATTGTAAATCCTGCAGATTTATTTATATCTGCGCTTGTTATGCCAAAAGATCCCTCTCCATTTCTAAATCTAACAGTATCACTTGTAGATCTACCATGGTTTTCTTCAAACACGTTTACAGTTGTTGAACTATTTGTAAGTTTAAATGGATTTAAAGTTAATACTCTAGCTACTGCAGGTTCTGTTCTATCAGGTCTTGCATTTAATAAACCTTGTGCATCTGCTGAGTGTGGTTTTGGTTCTAATTGTGGGTGTTTTTTTTCAAACTCAGAAACATGCACACGAGCTCCATTCCATTCAATAACCATTTCAGAATATGGAAACTCTTGTCCTGATCGATCTGAGATAAATTTTGCATATTTTCCTGATGATAAATTAGACATTATGACTCCGGATAATAGACTTTAGGACTAATATATGTGCTAGATGAAGAACCATCTTCTGCTAATGCTCTTTGTAATTCATCTTCATATAATAGTTTCATTTGTTGAACCATTTGTGGTTTAAATTTCTGTGATAAATAATAAGCTAAACCAGATGCCATACAAGGAACAAAACGATAAGGCACGTCTGTTGCATTTGTATAATCACCTACATCTTGAATTCTTTTTACATAATAATAATTTAAAAATTTTCCTGCTTCTGAAGAACCAGGAGTAAGGTATAAAGTAATTGTAACCTTATCAATAAATCTTTGAACAAAATATTGTGATGGTGTTCCTGTAGATGTTTTATTTGATAAAGCTTGATATTGTGATCTGTTTATTTTTGTAAGCGGTGTATCTACATTAGAGTTTCTGTAGGATGCTTCTAATATATCATCTACGCCGTAAACAGCTGTAGCGTCTGATGTACCATCACCCGTAGATCTAAACATTGTGTATGTTGCTTGATCAGCAACTAAAGTAATATTATTGTTTGCAACTTCCCAATAATGAAGACCTCTGTTAGCCCATTCTTGAAACATTATATTTAAAGATCTTCGAGCAGAACGTAACTGATTACCAGATACGCCTTGCATACCTATTCTTTCATAAGCTTCCTCTATTATCTCATCGATAGCAAAGTTCTTATCAAAAATTGTTGTACCCGAGGTAGTGTTAGCCATTTAAACCTCTTACTTGTCGATCAATAAAGTCGCTGCATCTATGTTTGTAATAGTAGAAACTTTCATTCCACCTGGAAACAATATTCCGTCTTCAGGAATATTCATTGAAAAAACATCTCCAGTAGGAACATCAGCTTGAAACAAAGTTGTGCTGTCTGAATTATCTTGAAGAATTATAGTTCCTGCTCCACCGCCATCAGACGCTAAAACGATTCCTCTAAGTCTAGTTCTTCCAGCAAATACTGCTCCTGTAGCTGTGACTCTAACTGATTTTACATCACTTTTCATAATTTTATATTCTCCTTAAATTTAAATGTGGGCCCGAAGGCCCACACTAAATTAATTATTAACTAGCGTCAGATGAGCTTGATATACCAATGAATTTTAAAACCATTGTTACACCAGATGCTCCTGGATCACCACTTACAACTACTTCTACTTCATCTGCTGTTGCAGTTGATGCAGTTGTAGCTCCACCAGACATTCCTAAAACTCCATTACAAGGAAAAAATCCTTTGAAACCTGTTGAGTTAATTGCAGGTGAGATTCCATCTACGAAACCATCTGTATCTGCATCTGTTCCAATATCAGTTAAAGTAACAGAATTAGTAGCTGCAGTTGTTACAGCTATTGTTACACCCATAGGTATGAAGTTAGAAGGTATTCCGATTGATGATTCTTTTCCTGTTGTATCACCATTAGCAACAGTGACTGTTGCAGTGTACTGAGAAAAAGTCATTTCATTTGTTAGAGCACCAGTAGACGCACTTTTAACGATTGTTTTAAAACCGTTTTCCGAACGTACCGGTCCTTGAAACGTTGTGTTTGCCATATTATTATCCTCCTAATTACGTTTACATAGTCTTTAGGCCGTCGACTATACTCGTCTATGTAAACTTATTTTGTATAGTAATTATTTTATATACTACATTTAAGTAGAGCGCAAGAGAGCCTGTAATGTGGATTGAATTTTTCCAACGATGTAGCTTTTTATTAAGTAGCTACAGAAACTTGAGGAGCTGCATCATCAACTCTGTTTTGTGCAGTTGCTTTTTCAGCTTCTGCCATTTTGATTTGGCTAATGACATCTCTAACTTTTCTGTCAATCTTAACCATATCGAGAGTATATCTACCCTCTTTCAGATGCTCCTGCTCCCATTGAAGATCTAGTCCCTTCTTCTGTGTGTAAAGGGTCTCCAGATGTTGCATTATCGCCTCCATCAATAACCTCCTCATAGGTTATTCGTTTTACTCTTGGATCATTCATTTCTCCAAGATGTTCCCATTTTATATCACCTTTTCCCAATTTGTCAACAATAGCATCTTCTATGTCTTTTGGGCCCTCTAGGCAGTTAATATTTAACTCCATTTTGTAGTGATACGCGTAAATTTTAACGAGGAAGTTTTTAGGGTGCATTTTTCCTTTCTATTTAGAGATTGTGGCGGAACTGTGTTCCGCCACAAAATTATTGATTAAGCACCTGGTGATGCGTAGATTCCTCTAGGGTCTGATACGCCAAATACGTATCTTTCTCTAGCTTTGTATCTAACATTGCCAGTATCGAAGTCGCCTTCCATTTTTGTAGTTAATGGAGCTCTTTCCATATGCTTCATTCCATTTGGTACGTCTGTAGTAATATAGAACGCATCAGTGTCTGTTAGGTAGTGGTTAACAGTGTATCCACCAGGAACCATTCCCATAGACGCGAGTGCGTTAATATCATTATCAGCAGTTCCAACTCTCTGTGAAGATTTCATCAATCTCTCTGCAGTAAACTGAAGAGCAGATGGAATTATCATCTTAACAGCTTTCGCAGCGATCTTTAAACCTCTTTCATCAGTAAGCGCTGCAATGTCAATCATTGCTTGCTCTAATGAAGTTTCGTTTAAGTCCGCAGCAGTTGACAACGTATTACTGAAAGTTCCAGCAACAGTTGGGTGCGAAGTGTTGAAAAGAGTTACACCATCACCTGAATTGAAAGATCCAGATGGTAAACCATTGTTTAATGGTGCAGCTGCTTTAACTTGTTTAGTTTGAGCCATAGATCTTGCTAAAGCTTTTGTATATCTAGAAGCAAGTCTGTCATACAGGTTGTCCTCAATTGCTTCCTCAGTGATTGCAAACCCAAGAGCTATTGTCTCGTGAGTGTATCTTGCTGTGAAAGTTTCTTGAGCACTGTCAAACGTTACACCAGAACCTTCTGGTTTAACTTGTGCTTGACCGAATCCTGATAACATAACTTCTTCTTCAAAAGCTCTGTCAGATGACTCAGTGTTGTATATTTCAGCATGTTCTTGTTCATACTGTTTATACTCCAGGCCGAATAAAGCGTTCAAACCTGGCTCTAGTTCTTTAACTAGTTGATTACGTGATATTGCCATAGTTATCCTCCTTATATACCCGTTGTCTGTTTAAATTGGTGCTCGTTTATGTAAACGACCAAGTTAACATTAGC